ACAAGCCAGGCGCTGCTGCTGCGATATCCAATCCTTGGCCGCCTGCCAACCCCATAAAACGGTCTTGGTAGGCACGCAGTTCAGGCGAGACGTTGTAGGAAGCGCCCGACACACGGCCATTACGGTCGCGAGTAAATTGGCTGCTGCCAAAACGTGTCGTGATGCCTACTGGGCGGAAACGGGATTCTGCTGCGGCAAGCCTTGCAGCCGCTAAGTTACTAGCGGCAGCAGAAGCGGCGGCGTCGCGAGCAGCGTCCGCTTGCATCGAACTTCCTAGTAGCTGCGCCCCCGCAGCCGCTAATATGGGCAGCGCCATGTCATTCTCCTTTAATCAACACGTTGTCCACCTTGCTCGAGTCTTTCTCGTCAGTCGCGTGGATGCAATACCAAACACAATCTTCAATGGCCTTCACGCCGTGCGTGATGCCTGCCTTAATTTCTAAACACGCCGGAGCGTTAACAATCTGAATTTCGTCGCCTACTAGTACCGCTACCTTACCTTTAGCCAGAATCGACAGGTGGCTAAAGTCATGCGTGTGCTTCAATATGGCTTGCCCAGCCTGAACACGAATCTCTTTGGCGTACAACCCATCGGAAAAATGATGGATCAATTGCCGGTCAGGTAGCGTATCAATAATCATGCTTACTCATAAAGGATGTTGATGGTTCCAGCATCAAAAGTGCTTGTAGTTGCAACAAGAGATAACATATCTAGTGCGCCGCCTAACGAGACAGAAAAATTCATAAATTGAATTCTTGCATCACCAATCCGCTGGTAACTTCCTGAACATACCCAAGTGTTTCCTGTGATATTAGTAATCGTAAAAGTTCCGGTCATCGTTGTGCCAGCAGCACTTGTAGCTAAATTACCAAAACCATTAGTGACTGATGATATTGTAACGGTCGGCGTGTCCGCAATTGAAGTGCTACTACCAACATAACCGCTAGTAGCTAACGATCCAGAACCAATACGAATAACGCCGTTGTTTGTCCCAGACGCATACGAAACTTGGTCTAGGACAACAGTAATACGTTTTACCCACGACGGGATACTTGTAAAGTCAACGCTAGAACCTGATGCGCTTTGCGACGACGCAGCCACTAACGTAACTACCGCGCCGGTTCTGCCATCAACGCTTGTAGCACCAGTATTAGTGATAGTAGGGTTGCCAGCTACGCCGTCACCATCAGCTACTGAAATACCGGTGCCTGCGGTGATCGTCCTAGCCGTCAAAGTGTTTGCTGCCGTACGAACCGCAATGCCGTTAGAAGCAGTATCCGCAACCGTACCTAAGTTAGTCCTAGCGTTTGCCGCAGTAGACGCGCCTGTACCGCCTTCAGTAATAGCTAAGTCCGTAATGCCGGAAATAGAGCCGCCAACAATAGTGGCGGTTAAAGCGCTAATGCTTGCTGTGCCAGCAGTCAGCGTGCCGGTAAATGTGGGTGACGCAAGGTCAGCTTTAGTGGCCACCGCTGTTGCGATGTTATTAAACTCCGTGTCGATCTCAGTGCCTTTGACAATCTTGGCAGCATTGCCAGACGCCAGGGAATCTTTCGATGCGAAGTCCGTACTTTTTGTATAGTTACTCATGATACTCGCCCGTTCTTGGTGAGGATTTCAATCTTCTGGATAGACAACTCAGACGAATCAATTTCGGCTTCATAGCCTGTCTGCACAATACGCCCCGCCCCCGTACCTTGCACATAGAGCGTTTGTAACGCAATACCGCCGCTGTATTGCGCTACCGGAACGCCGTTCGCGCCATACTCAGCGATGCCGTACTCTGCTACGCCTTGCGTCGGAATCTGCGCGTTTTGCGAGTAAAAATTTTCGCTAAAATCAAACGACCATTTTATAGTGACAGGTTGGTTCGTACCGCCGATAACTACAACGCCGATTCGCTTCAGTATCGATGTAACATTTGGGTCGCCTAAGTCAGCTTGATTGGTGTAATAGGTAAGCCGGTAAGTACTACTGTCATCTAAGTAAGTGCCGTACTTCGCGATGTAGCCCGTCTTACCTAGCAACAAATCACCGTTACGCCGCGACAGCAACGCTGTTGGTGATAGATCGCGCCAGACTGTCACTCTAGACGATCCGTCTTCTAATACGCCGCGCGTATCAAACACATAGACGAAGTTAGCTGTCGGAAAAGTAATCAGGTAGAACGCGTTGATTTCCGAATAGACCGCTTTGATGTTGGCTGGAGTTTCGCCTGCGGCCATTTGCACAAGATCATTACGGACATTCTTACTAAGGTCACGAAACGGTGCGGACTTCTCTTGAATCGTGCGCATGACTGAGCGCACGCCGCTGTTCGACAAGAACACGACATCCGTGTTGGTGTTCTGCACTGAATCGCGCGCAATGCAGCCAATCCCGCCGACCGTGTCGTAAAGCGACATCGTCGATGGAGCTGTCGCGCCTTGGTACACCAGAATCTGGCGTTTACCGAAGATGAACAAGAAACCGTTATGCGCTGCTAACGCGACAATCTCGTCCGGCCCGTTCGGCCACACGGTATTGACGTTAAGCGTACCAGCAGTGCCGGTTGACCAAACATGACCTGCAATCAAGTCGGAAAAATACAATGTCTGTTTGTTACCGGCGGTATTCGCCGCCCACAGTCGACCATAAGCAGAGATAACGCAGTCAGCTTGCGGCACAGTAGCCACATAGCCAGATTTTTCGCTGACGCGGCGATAGGTTGTGGTGCTTACCGCAGGATCGTAAATTAACGGATCGTGGCCGGTCTGGAAAAAGTAAGTGATACCGTTTAACGATGCGCATTGCCAGTTGTTGGCGGTGATCGTTGGGGCGGTACCCCCACCCCCGTAGGTCAACTCGACGACAGCATTGCTGCCATCGAGCTTAAACAACTTGCTGTTGCCAGCAAACAGAACGGTGTACACACCGTCCGCGCCGACCAGCTCATGGATGACGCCGACACTATTCGCGCCTAAGTTGCCAGACGACGAGTTAACTTTCGACCACCCCTTACGCGCGCCGATGCGGCCATACTGGTCGATGACACAGTTAGTCGCCTCCAGAGCAAACCCGGCCGCCAAATCCATCGGCGAATCTTGGGTGTTCAGGCCAAAAAAGCCTGGTGCAGAAATCGTATTGACCTGTAGTGCCTGGCTCATGTCGGCACAAACTCCTGCATCTCAGGAAAGCGTGTGGCTTCCAGCGCTATATAATCAGACAGCATACTTCTGTAGAGCGCATATGCTTCTGAGGAATTTAGACCGCCATCTTCACCGCGCTCAACCAACGCTCTGGCGTAAGCGTTCTGGGCCACCAACACGTCCGGCACCAGCACCATTGTCGAATCCGACGCCAATACTGCTTGCGGAACGGTCAGAAAAAACTTGATGGAGTAGACGCCATCAGGGCGGCCCCACAGTTGCACTTTGGCGTCGCCGTTGCCATCCACACCTTCGAAACAGTATTCGGTCGGCACAGCGTTTACAAACGGCTGGAGATTCTGCTTTCTGCGCATGTCTCCTACGGTGATGTTCTGCATCACGACGTTAGATGTCGTGTTCAACGGATCACTGCTGACGCGGAACTTCTGACCAGCGCCAGTCAATGCGTACTCGTACACACTCGCAGACGTCGTCACGGTCACTTCGGTGCCGAGCGCATTCCAGTCGTAAGCATCTTCGATCTGCCGCTTGGAGTCGTTGACGAACTTGCCAATCAGTGAGGAGTAGGTAGTCAGACCGACGGTCGATACCGTCTGCTCGCGCAGGCGGATCAGCACATCGTTGACGAGTTCTAAGTAGGTCATTTGCTCTTCGCCTTATTCCTTGCGGATATAGCGCTAGCTTTTGCCTTTGCGTCCGCCTTGGATGATGCGCCCCAGGCTTTCAAAGAGAGCAAGAGCCGTGTTGGCTTGCCATCCTTAAGCTCGGGGCCGGGCATGTTGCCCATCCTAGCGAGAAAAGAAGCTCGTCGTGGGTTGTCGCCAGATTTGACTGGCGCCTTCAGGGTTCCCCCTGTTGCTGCATTATAAGACGCGCGGCCTGTAGCGTTCAAGCCGCCCTTTGGGTTTTGACCGGCTTTTCGCTGCCAGGCTGGAGTCTTCATTTTTTCCTCGCTGCTCGCATGTTGTCGATCAGGTTCGGGTAAGGACGACCGGCTGCCTTGGCCATCTTCTTCGCAGCCGTTTTCTTGACTGGCGACAATGGCTTGGGCGGCCCTAAACCTTTAGGCCGCTTCTTGCCCCAGACGGGCGACTTCATTTCTTGGCCTTCTTCTTGGCCATACCGGCCATGCTAAGACCAATCGCCACCGCCTGTTTCTGCGGATAGCCTTCCTTGCGCAGCTTGCTAATCTTGGCCGAAGCGGCAGCTTGCTTGCCCTTCTTCGTGTATGGGTACTTTTTTCCGTCAACCATTGGCATGATGTCACCCCTTAATAAAGAGTCGATCTGCAACAAACGTGATCACGCCGCCCAAGGCAGACGCAACCGACATACCAACCCAGAATCCACCTTTGGATTTGTTGGCCATTTCCAGCAACTGCTTAATGTCGCCCCGCATAGCGTGAACTTCGCTTTGCAGCGCCTCGACCTGGGCTTCTAACTTGCCGAATTCT